AGTAGCGCCAAGGCGGTGAAGAAAGCCAAGAAGGCTCCGGATGATTCTGCAGCTCAGCAGCGCGCGAAGCAGGCTAAGCGGCTACAGGCGAAGCGGAAAGCTTTTCTTCGGGCCATCAAGTACCATCGCTGGGATGTGCTGATCCTTGATGAAGCCCACTACCTCAAGGACCCGGGCGCCGGCCGAACCACAGCTGTGTTCGGGCGCAATGTAACGGACCTAGGAATCGCCGGCGGCGCCAAGAGGATCTGGCGCCTGACGGGAACGCCGGCACCCAACGATGCCAGCGAACTGTGGATTCACCTCCGCAGCGCCGGGATCACCAGTTTGTCTCACTGGGACTTTATTTTTCATTTCTGCGTAGGGTTTGAAGGTGACTTTAAATTTAAGATCGTTGGCCACAAAAACACTGAGGAGTTGAAAGGGCTGCTCGCACAGTTCATGCTCCGTCGTAAAAAGGAGGACGTTATGCAGGATCTGCCCCCCATCCGCTACGAGACCGTGACCGTCGAGCGGTCCGCGGTGGAGTTGGACCCCACATTCTACGAGCAGATTCAGGCGCACGGGGGTGAGCAGAACCTGATTACCAGCCTGAAAGTGGCGGATCAGACGCTGCGTCAGGCTCTGGAGGTTGTGAGCGCTAACATGAATCACGGCTCCCCGAACGGGGACCGGTTGAAGCTGCTGGAGTCCATGGGCCCGGGGCTGATGACGCTGCGCCGCTACATCGGCATGGCTAAACTACCGGCCATCCTGGACATCATCGAGGACGAGCTGTCGTCCGGCCAGCTGGAGAAAGTGGTTTTGTTCGGGGTTCACCAATGTGTCATCGAAGGCGCCAGGAAGGCCCTGGCCAAGTACGGCGCCGTAACCCTTTATGGGCTGACACCTCCGCAGAAGCGTCAGCGCAATATTGACAAGTTCATGAAGGACAAGCACTGCCGGGTTTTTATCGGCAACATCCAGGCGGCCGGTGTCGGCATCACATTAACCTCGGCCCATGAAGTGGTTTTCCTTGAGCAAGAGTGGGTTCCGAGCAGCAACGCCCAGGCGGCCATGCGTTGCCATCGCATCGGCCAGACTGAGCCCGTCCGCGTCCGGATTTTCAGCCTGCACAAGAGTGTGGATGAACAGGTGCAGGCGACGCTGCTGCGCAAAACCAAAGAACTTTTGAAAATTTTTTAAAATTCTTGTTGTGAACGTCGCAACGAGAACTCACGATGTCAACACACAAGGAGGAACATCAGTGACCACCATCGCATTCCAGTTAGGTCAGCTTTCCCCACTCGAAGCCCGGGCGCTCAGCGCCATGCTCGCCGTCGTGGCTGGCGAACCGGCTGCTCCAATCGCTCCGGTGAAGTGCCCAGCTGTGCCGGCGGCTCCGCTCAGCACGGACTTCAAGGTCGAGCCTATTCCCGGGACCAGCGACTTCAACGTGATTTCGATCACCGAGTCGAACGAGACCACCGTGGCGCCGGAAGTCGCCGTCGTGCAGAAACCCACCCAGGAGGCGCCGAAGGCCGAGGCCGCCACTCTGGCACCCGGCGAGCCCAAGGACTCCAGCAAGCCCTGCCGCACGCGCAGGACGAAGGCGGAAATGGAAGCAGCTCGCGCCGCCGAAAAAGTGCAGGAAGCGCCGGTTGCAACCGGCCCGGTCGCACCCTCCGCCAAGTCCGATACCGCTTCGGCTGAGCCCAAAGCGCCGACCCTGAACGAGCTGCGCGAGGCACTGCAGAGTTACGTGGCCCGACACAACATGGACCAGGGGCTGGGGCTGCTGAAAGAGTTCGGTCCGGACGACGATCCCTGCACCCGGATCACCCACCTGCAGGATCTGCCCGTTGCGGACCAAATGGACTTCATAAAGCTGGCGACCAATGCCTGAGTTACATGCGCCCAATTCCCCCAGCGCCGCGGCGCGTTGGTTTACTTGCCCTGGTAGTCAGTTCCTGGCGCAAGGGATGCCCGAGCGGTCCAGCGGTTACGCCGACGAAGGCACTCAGGCGCACGCTCTGGCCGAAGCAACGCTCATGGGCTCGGGCGTCATCAGCGCCGCTCCATCACCGGAAATGCTGTCCAACGTCAGGGTCTATACCGAATACGTCCGCTCCCTGGCCTCGGCCCCCGGCGCCATCCTGTATGTCGAGACCAAGGTCCGGGTCACGGGGACTTGCCACGGAACGGCTGATGCCGTTGTCTGGGATCCGAACACAGCGACTTTGCACGTCATCGACTTGAAGTACGGCGCCGGCGTGCTGGTGGAGGTGGGAGACAACCTGCAGCTGAAGATTTACGCTTTAGCCGCGATGCTGACCCTCCACTACCCGGCCAAGCGTGTCGTCAGCACCATCGTTCAGCCGCGGGCCAGCCACCCGGCCGGTCCTGTGCGCAGCGCCGCCTTCGACTCGGTGGATTTGGTTGACTTCCATGCAGACCTGATCGATGCCGAGTCCAGGGTAAAACAGGCGCATTTGGAAGCCGAGGCAGGCGCCTGGCTCACCGATCGCTGGCGCACAGACTTCCTGCACCTGAGTGAGAAAGGCTGCCGGTTCTGCCTGGCTGCGCCGAAGTGTCCGGCTCAGAAGTCCAAGGCTCGGCAAATGGTCAAGCAGGTGTTCTCCGCTGCCCTTTCCTACGACCCGGTGGCTCTGTCCCACACCCTGGACATGCTTCCAATCCTGGAAGGCTGGATCAAGAACTGCCGGGAATTCGCCTACACCGAAGCCGAGGCCGGCCGGGTCCCACCCCGCTACAAGCTGGTGGAGAAGCGCGCCACCCGGAAGTGGCGGGAGAACCTGGATCGCCAGGCCCTGGCCATGCTCTGCGGCACCCACGTCGCGGACATCCAAAAGCCGGCCGAGTTGTTGCCCGTGGTCGAACTGGAGAAGCGTGCCCCGGGCAAGAATGCTGAGGAACGCGCCAAGGCCCTGGAATCCTACACCGTCAAGGAGTCGTCGGGCCACACCCTGGTTTCTGAAGACGACAAGCGTCAACCTGTCCGCCTCGATGCCGTGGCGGCTTTCACCCCTAAGGAGCCCTAAAGTGGCTGATCTGCTTACCCCCGAATTCATCGGCACGTTCGTTGCAATCCTGCGACCGGCTACCAACAAGAAGGACGACGGCACCGACGAGCGGAAGTACACCATCCGCGCCGCCTTTCCCCCGACCACTGACCTGTCCGCGCTCAAGGCCGCGGCCCAGGAAGCAGCTATCGCCAAATGGGGCGCCAACACCATCCCCAAGGGCCTGAAGTCCCCCTTCCGCACCTACGCCGACGTGGACCATGATTTCGAAGGCATCGGCGACGACTGGATCCTGATGACCTTCAGCGCCCAGGAACGGTTCAAGCCGGGCGTGGTGGACGCCAAGGTGCAGGACATCATCAACGAGGACGAGGTCTACAGCGGCTGCTGGTTCCGCGCCCAAGTCCGCGCCGGCGCCTATGAGGGCAAGTCCAAGGGGGTGACCTTCTACCTCCAGAACGTGCAGAAGCTGCGCGACGGCGAGCCCCTGGGCCAGGCCAAGACCCCCGCCAGCAAGGCGTTCGAGCCTGTGGCAGGAGCCGGCGCCGCCAAGACAGCAAGTGGGATGTTCGACTAGCCATCACTGCTTTTACGTCAAGGGCCCACTCAGGTGGGCCTTTGGTGGTGAAGGCGGAATCCCCCGCTTCAGTGGATAAGGATCGGCTCATGAGTAGGTACACCGATGTCCTCAACGAACGAATCCTGAAGGTTTTTGGCCACGTTCCGGTGGAACGAGCGGTTGGAATTCACGGCTATCCGGCTTTTTGGGTTGAATCCTAAAATGTGACCTTTTGTTCAAAAGCCGGATTCCAACCTAATTTGCCGGATAGCCGATGACTCTCCTACACGTTGACTTCGAAACCTATTCCGCTTGCGATCTGAAAGCCCGTGGCCTTGATGTCTACGCCCGCGACCTGACGACGGGTGTCTGGTGCATGGCCTACGCCTTCGACGACGAGCCGGTGGAAATCTGGATCGCCGGCCAGGTGTGCCCGCCACGGGTAGTCAAACACGTCCTGGCCGGGGGCCTGGTCTACGCACACAACGCTAATTTTGAAATTCTGCTGTGGAACTGCGTCCTGGCTAAGCGCCGCGGCTGGCCCACCCTGCATGTGGAGCAGGTCCGGTGCACCATGGTCATGGCATATGCCATGGCGTTGCCTGGCGCGCTGGAGAAGGCGGCGCCGGCCCTGGGGATCCCTGAGCGCAAGGATAGTGCTGGAAAGCGGGTCATGATGCTGCTCTGCCGGCCCCAGGCTAACGGGGAATTCCTGACCCCAGCCACCGCGCCGGACAAGTTTAAGCTGCTCTATGACTACTGCAAACAGGACGTCGAAGTCGAGCGCGCCCTGCATCACCGCATGATGGAGCTGAGCCCGTCCGAGCAGCGCTTGTGGGAGTTGGATCACCGGGTCAACCAGAACGGGATCCTGGTGGATCTGCCCGCTATTGGCAAGGCGTTGACCCTGGTGGCCAAGGAGAAGGAACGGCTGGACGGCGAAATGTTGCGCGTCACCGGCGGCGTAGTAGGGGCCTGCACCGAGGTGGCGCTGCTGTCGAAGTGGATTCGGTCTCAGGGTGTGAAGGTGACGGGCCTGGCTAAGGCCGACGTGCTAGACACTCTCTCACTGGACGAGCTGCCACCGGTGGTGAAACAGGCTCTGCTGCTGCGGCAGGAAGCCGCCAAGTCCAGCACTGCAAAGCTCGTTGCCATGAAGGACCGGGTTTGTCCAGATGGGCGCGTCCGTGGGATCCACCAGTTCCACGGCGCCAATACCGGGCGCTGGGCCGGCCGAGGTGTGCAGACACAGAATCTGCCCCGCACGCGGCCGGGGGTGGGGCCTCAGGACGTCGAGAAGATTCTTGCCAACTTGGGCAACCGCGCCTACATCGATGCCTTCTACGGGCCTGTCCTGGACGCGTTGGCGGACAGCGTGAGGGGCATGATCGTCGCCCCAGCGGGAAAAGAACTGCTGGCGGTGGACTTCAGCGCAGTGGAAGCCCGGGTTCTGGCCTGGCTCGCCGGCGAGGAGTCGGTGCTGGAAATCTTTCGAACCCACGGAAAAATTTACGAACACGCCGCAGCTGGCATCTACCACGTCCCCATGGAGCAGGTGGACAAGCACCAGCGCCAGATTGGCAAGGTGGCCGTACTGGCACTGGGATACGGGGGCGGGATCGGGGCCTTCCAGTCCATGGCCAAGAACTACAACATCAAGGTCCCAGACGCTGAAGCCGACGAGATCAAGCGACTCTGGCGCACGGCTCACCCAGCCATCACCCAATATTGGTATCAGCTGGACCGGACCGTAAAATCCGCGATTGCCCAGGGTGGTAAGTGGTCCGTTGGCGCTCGCGGGCGTCAGGTGACGCTGAAGAAGAACGGCTCGTTCTTGTGGGCGCAATTGCCTTCCGGCCGGGTGCTTTGCTACCCCTACGCCGAGATCAACACTGGCTACGACATGGAACTGCCCCAGCCGGGCCTGCCGCCAAAGCGCAAGAAAGCCCATCCGTCCGAGCGGGAAGTTTACGAGGCCAAGCATTACGTGGTCACCGAAATCCGCGAGGACTGCATTTGGTACATGTCCGTTAATGGAACCACCAACAAGTGGGAATGGGCGGATCTGTATGGAGGCAGCTTGGCAGAAAACTTCACCCAAGCGGTGGCCCGGGATCTCCTTGCGGAAGGGATGTTGCGACTGGACCAACGGGGTGCGAAAATCGTGGCCCATGTGCACGACGAAGCTGTCCTTGAAGTCGAGCCCGGAACTGACGTGAAACAAGTCGAAGCCTTATTCGCCGAAGTCCCGGTATGGGCTGCTGGCCTCCCCTTGGCCGCCGAAGGCTGGCGCGGCCCTCGCTACAGGAAGTGACCCGTGACCCTCCTCGAATCAGCCCTTGACCTGGCCGCCCGCGGCTTCTGGATTTTCCCCATCAAGCCTTGGGATCCAGAGCACGCCGGCCAGGCAGACAATGGTAAGAAGCCGGCTCACGTCGGCTGGCAAGCGGAAGCTACCCGGGACCCGGCCAAGTTAACCAAATGGTTCAGCCGGAAACCCTACAACATTGGCATCTTCACCAGCAAGTTCGGGGACGGAGAAGCCCTCTGTGTCGTGGATATCGACGTCAAGAAAGGGAAACGTGGCGACCACACCCTCCTCCAGCTCGAATTCCAAGGCATGGAATTCCCGCCCACCCTTGGGCAGGCCACTCCGACCGGGGGCTCCCATCTCGTATATCGATGCGCTGCGCCGCTGCGCCAGGGCGCGGACGTGCTCGGAACCGGCCTCGATATCCGCAGTAAGGGAGGCTACATCGTCGGGCCGGGCTCAATCATCGAAGACAAAACCTACAACCAGGCCCAAGGACCGGCACTGCCGGCGGTTTGCCCTACTTGGCTGGTTGACCGACTTGGCGTTGACCGCGGCCGTGCTCGCGTGGATCGCGTGCCTGTTGTGGGTGTTGATCCTGATCGTGCGGTACAGCGTGCTCAGGCGTATCTAACCAAGGCCGCTGGTGCTGTGCTGGGCTCCCGGGGTAGCACCGCATACAAGGTGGCGGCCCAGCTATCGGAGTATGGCTGCACGTCAGCCCAGGCATACGACCTGATGTCCGAGCACTGGAACGCGAAGTGCGATCCGCCGATGCCCCTTGAAGACCTGTCCGAATCCATCGACCACGCCTTCCGTTACTGCCGGGCACAGCCCGGGAGCGCCGCAGCCGAAGCCGTGTTCGATGAGGTAGACGCGCCTGAAGCCGACGCGCCGGCGGCGAAGGGCCATCCGTTTGCCGAGATCAGCCGGGAGTATGCGTTCATCAAGGCCGGCGCTTTCGTGATGCAAGAGACCACCGACGAGGAAGGGAACTTCACCACCGAGCGCTTGGCGGTAGCTGACTTCCACGCTTGGTTCGCCAATAAGCCGTGGGCCAGGGCGCAAGAGAAGCCAAAGCCCATCAGCGTCCACTGGATGGAATGGGCCAATCGCCGGCAATATGACGGCGTGGTGTTCATGCCTGA